ATAATATCTTCGAAATGCAATTCTTTTGTTTTTGTAGTTTCGCTTACTAGGTTGTAAATGTAAGGAAATACATCTTTTAGTTCTTCATTAAACTGTTTTACAGTCAATTGGTCAATCCAGTTTTCTGCAACTTCACTTGGAACTTCTGTTTCTTCAATTGGCACATACTGTTCAAACGCTTCGGCGTAATATGATGGCTTTTGAAGATTTTGGATTTCTTTTTTGACTGCTACCATTCTTTCATTTACTGTGCCCATGTGCTCAGCTAGACTTTCTGCCATTACACTACTGCGACCCATGTAAGTTTTGAACTTGCGGAGATTAGATAGTTCTTCACTTAGTCCTGTAATGTATTTGCCAAAATCATCAAATGGATGACCACCTTCGCTAATATGTAATGCTAATGCTCTAGCACCACTTAGATGTTTATATGGATACTTGAATCTTTCACCGTCTGTATTTTCAATGAAAATAGCACCAATTTTTGAAGTACGACTTCCGCCTTCTTCTATAGCACCTGTGTGCTTGATTGATAGTTTTGCACCACCAATCTTTTGGAAACTTGTTTTTGCGTTTCCATACATTCTTGATTCAGCCATTGTTTGTTCTCCGCTACGATTACTAGCTAAAAATTTATAATCTCTTTTTGTTAGGTTAGATCTGTTAATATCTCTTACTTCAAAATTTAGCAATCTTTTCTTTGTAAATGTTCTTAGATTTTTTAGGAACCCATACCAATCTGTCTTAATAGATCCAAATTCGTTTTCAACGAAATTTTTGCTGTACATTACAACAATGCCATCGCTCTCATCTAAACTAACACTAACTTTACCTAATTTTCTTCCATTTGATTGAAAGTCAAAATCGTAAAATCTTGCTGCTTTTGGTTCGTTGGTAATATTACCTTCGGAATCACCGAGTTCAACACTTGGAAAGCGTCCACGTATTTCGTTGAATAATTGTTCAGCTATTGTATCTAAGTTTTTCATAGTAAAGTATTTATCAATAATTGCTGCTTATGAAGATCGGCATGGGCATTTCATAATCATCGTCATGTTCTATTTGTGCAAACGTATCATAAACCGTAGGATCCCAGTCTTTCATTACAGTCATCATTCTTAATAACAAAATAGTAGCACTTACTAAATCATCACTGTGTCCTGGTTTTGCTTGGAAACTACTACCAGTAGCAATAAATGATTTAAGCTCACTAACTAATGTTTTGCTTTTTACAACTAATTTGTCATTTTCTATCATTGTTTTTAATCTAGCACAAGCAGTTGTTTTTGAACTGTGTGTTGTATTAAAGCCTTTGCGGAACTTTCTAACGTGTCCTTTGCGTATAGGTTCACTGATAAACAAACCTGGAATATTTTCTTCTCCAAAGTCTTGTATTACTAATAATGCAGCTTCACCTATGCCGTTGTTTTCTACGCTCCAGTATATATTTGATTGCTGTTTTGTTTCTTCCCAAATGTATGTACAAATATCTCTAAGCACACGTATTTGTCCAGGTATAGCAGTAAGATTATGTTGCCATTCTGCTACTTGTTCATAAGTAGGCAATTCAAATACTTGTATAGCAGCATTATCACCTCCTGTGCCCATTGCGGGATCTAACCCTATTACATAGTTAAACTTTGGATCTGGTTTTTTATACCAGCGCACTTGTCCCATGTGCAATAAAGGACTTACACCTTCCATTGTTGCAAGTTTAATACTGTTTATTAGTGTTTCATCAAAGATTAGGAATTCACAGCCGTACTCACGTCTAAACTTTTCTTCACCAATACGACCGATTTCGTCTGCTTTCCATTGTTCATCTCTGTCAGGATGTTCATTCCAATCTGCTCTAAATGCATGAAAGCCGTTTATACCTACATCGTTTTCATTTCCGTATTCATCAAACTTTTGTTCTGCTTGTTTCCAAATAGTAGCAAACGTGTCTTCGTCTGAGTTTGGTGTGCTAGTAATAATAGCTTTACCACCTGTTGCTAGTGTAGGTGAAATTGAAGTCCAAAACTCTTCGGCAATATTAGGTTGTACGAACGCAAACTCGTCACAGTATAACAATGAAATAGATAAACCACGTCCAGTAGTGCCTGTAGTTGTTTGACTAATAATACGTGATCCGTTTTCAAATTCCATACTGCCTTTGTTATAACTTGTCACACCTGCACGTATATGATCGGGGCATAATTCATATACATATCTTATACGTTGCATAATCTCCTGCGCACCTGTATATTTGTGTGCGGCAATAAGAATAGTTTGATCAGGATTAAACATAGCATACCAACACAAATAGATACTTGCACAAGTTGTTTTTCCTGTTTGTCTAGGCATCATATTAATGTTAAATCTATAACTATGATAACTGTACATTAAACGTTCTTGATACTCGTAAGGATCAAATAGAAGTTTTCCTTTTGTAGGATGCTGTATGTGTGCAAAGTGTTTTGCAAAATGCAAATAACCTAAATCAGGATCCATACATAACATAAGATCCTGTATTTGTGCTTCTGTATATGTTTCCTGTTGATTGGCTTTTTTTGTTAATACGCCGTCTAAACTTTTGCTCATATTGTATTTAACCAAAAAAATAGCGCCCTAAGGCGCTATTGAAGTCGGGGGGGATGTATTACATAAATCTAGCTTTTTGCTTGTGTCTTTTTTTGAACTTGCCAATTTTATAACCTTCGGCTGTTTCTTCTTTATCTTTGACTGCTTTCTTCATTGGTTCTTCTGTGTCGCCATCGTTGTCAATGTCAATATAGTCTGGCTTTGCTTTCTTTTCAGCAAGTGCTTGTGTTAGTTTTGATTTTAGCTCTGACTCTAATGATTCTGTGTTCATTGGATTGTCGCCGCCTGCTGTTGCAGGATATGATTTTTTCTTTTTGTGCATATCGTTGCCTTCTGGATATGCTGCGTCAGTTGCATTCATATACTCAGCATCGCCTTCGTGTCCTGGTGCGTTGTTTTCCCATTCGTCTAGTTCTTCTTCTTCTGAACTAATCATACGGATCATATCGCCCATTCCTGGTTCTGATGGTTTACTACCACAACCGCCTGGTGATGGCATTGGGCCGTGTACTTTACCACATATTGGGCAAGGCTTAGGACCAGGATTAATATCATCTGCTCCAACTACTTTAGCACCTGATGCTCCTGCTAGTTGCATCATACGTAATATTTCTGCAACTTCGCTTGCATCAGCACCATTTATACTAATGCTTGCTTCATCAAGTCTTTTCTTTTCTAAGCCTGCATTTTTTAGAATACCTTCCACTAGTGCATTTCCTTTGTTTTCTCTGCTTTGGTTTTGAATTTGTCCAGGCTGTACATTACTAGGAGCATTTGGATTTCCTCTAAGCCTTTGTATTGCTGCAAGTGTTTGAGCTCCAACAATACCATCAACTTGTAGTCCTTGGTTTTGTTGGAATGTTCTTACTGCTTGTGCTGTACGTGGACCAAAAATACCATCTTGTTCGCTTTGTGGCATGTTTAGTGCTGCTTGTAAGCGTCTTACTTCATCACCTCTGCTACCTTGACGTAGATTGCCACTTAATGTAAATTCTGGTTCTGATGATTGTGATGGTTCAGGACCATCGCCTGCGTCTGGATCTTGTGTTGCAGGTGTACCACCAGGTGTTGGTGCAGGACTTTCTCCTGGACTCTCAGGTGGTGTTTCTGCAGGTGGTGTTTCTGCAGGTGGTGTTTCTTCAGGTGGTGTTTCTTCAGGTGGTGTTTCTGCAGGTGGTGTTTCTGCTCTCGGAGGTGGCGCTGTCTGATCGCCTCGTGGATCTGTTGCATCAGGATCTTTTGGTGTACCATCTGGGTTATGTGTTTCACCATAACGTTGGTCCCAAATTCTACGTGCATGGCCACCGTTTGGTCTTGGAGGAACACTGCCTGCTGGACTAGCATTTTGACCCATTGCTTGTCTAACTGCTTGTTGCATTGCTGAAGGAACTTCATACGATTTCAAACGCATTCTATTACCGCCACGAACTACTGATCTATAGTAATAAAAATTTCCATCTTCATTTGGCTCGTTTGCTACAAAATAGTTATAACCATCTGAACCTAAAAAACTAGTGTACCCGTCACGCTGTTCTGATCCTGGTGTTAGTTCAGTTGGAAATGCTTCACCTAATGTTACTTCATTTATTTTCATGATAATACCGCCTTATTGTTTTGAGCATCGCCAATGTCTTTGCTGTCTCCAACAGGCGCTTCACCAACATAATCGGTTTCACGCTCTTTGCGAGCTGTTTCTAATTCTTTCAACAGATCCATAACTCTACCACCGGCTACACTTGATTGTGGATCGCCTTCTGCTTGCCCCATATCTTCTACAGTTAGCTTGGCAACATATTCACCTGATTCTTTTTCTTGCTGATATTGTTCTTGCGGTTCGTTTGGATTTCTAACTATAATATTGCTTTGTGATACATCACAGCATTGTCCGATGTATTCTTGTAATACTTGTACTGTAGTTGGATATGATAATTCAACTTCGTAATATGTTACGTTTGTATTACTCAATTGTGGAAAGTCTAGTGGACGTTCTTGTATAGGTGTACTCTTTCCTGCAGACATTTTAAGTACACCATATTTTTTCAATGATGTTTCCATTCTGTCAGCAAAACCTTCTGGAATTTCTCCAGCGACACCAACTTTGAATTCGTAAGTCTTTTTTGACTCTGTTAAATATTCAGCAAATGTTTTCATAGTTATAGGATCCTGTTTATAGTATTATTTATCTTTATCTAGGCCTTTTAGACGTTCTAACAGACTGTTTCTATCTGTTACAACATAACCTTCCCCGTCTACTATACCAGATGGATTGCCGCTATCTTTGTCTAATTTTTCTTTTTTCAATTGCAAATCAATCATTTTTAATTTTTTATCAATCTTAGCAACTTTTGCATCTAAACTAGTTTTTAACATAGTACCTGCTACTTCGAATACTCTGCCGCTATACCGACTTTCAACATTCATACCTAAATCCATTAAATCGTCATAGGCTTGCATGGCTTTATCAGCAACATCGTTAAGTTCATTATCTGCCATTTCACCTAAACCTTTTACAGCAGGCAATGCACTAGATATTTTATCCAATTCGCTAATATCTCTGAAAGTATCTTCAGTTTCAACTATTTGTGCTTTTTTCTTTTTATCTTCCTTGACAATATCTTTGTTGTCAGGTAAGTTGAGCATTTCTTCTAGTTTTTTTGTCATAGTAGTGTTCCGTTATATGCTACTATTATTTATCTACGCTTTCCCTGATGGAAAATATCTTGTTCGTTTACAACACGGAATACAATGCCTTTTTGTTTACACCATGCTCTAGCTGCTGACCATTTTGCTTGATTTACTACATAGTGTAATTTATTTGTATTGCTGTTTCCTAATCTGTTTATATCAGATTGACTAAACGGTTTTACTTCTACTAGTTCTACTTTTTCTTTGCCATTTTTATCTGTATATGCAACAAAAAAATCCGGAACATATATTGTCATTTTACCACTGAGTGGATTTCTATATGGTATACGTATTGCTTCACTTGCCCATTTTGTTACATTTTCATTGAGATCACAAAAACGCATAAATGCAAATTCCCAACTTGATCTATATGTAGGAGTGCGACCACCTATATATTTTTCAGGGTTTTTGCATGTGTATTTTCCTTGAGCAAAATGTGCCATTAGTATACAATATTTCTCTTTTCGCTAGTCTCTTGTGTTGACTCTACTGAAAATCCTATTGCACTCATTTTACTTCTATTGGTGTTTAGAATAGTAGCAACCAACTTGCTTATAGATACTTCGTTTAGTCCTCCTAAAGTATCTAGTAGTTTGTAAACGTTTACATTATCTATCTTTGCTTGTTGTAACAGTACACTTGCTATAGCTGTGGCACTATTTTTGTCAAAGCCTCTTTTTTGGAAAAAACCAACCACACTGTCAACTTGGTTACTAGTTACAGATATTTTTTTACTAAAGTATTTGTCAAAAAATTCTTTAACTTCGCCTGCACTATCAGTAGGTTGTCTTATACTTGAATCTGTTATACTGCTCATCGTGTCACTACCTGTTTGGTTGGAATTATTTCATTTGTATTTTGTGTTCTAGGCAATACAAATCCTGTTTGTTGTACAGTGTTTAGTTCAACTAAATTTGGAGACGTAGTAGTTGTTTTCAAATTTTGTAAATTTTGTAATGTAATTATACCTGTTAAAATAGTATTCAAATCTACTTCGTTATTTCTAATATCATTAAATACTGTGCTAACACCATTTATAAGTCCACCAATTGTAAACAGATCTCCTATTACTCCGTTTGTGTTTAATACACCAACAGATAAATCGTAATGCGAAGGATCTGCAAAACCAGCCGGCTCGTCTACACCTGTTCTTCCTCTGCCATACAAAACATTCTCGTAACTCAAACGCATATTGTTTTTTGTAAAACTGTTTTCAGCTTGATTCAATGAATCGTGATTCCAATTAGTAATCATAGGATTTACTAAAGTAAAACTAGTAAATTCAGGTCTAGCATCATTTGAATACAAATGGTTTACTGTAATGCTGTTAAAAAATGGAACATTGGTTTTTCTGTTATTGTCTAAACCATATCTATAACTGTTTACATCTTCACCTTTGTACATATTATTAATATAAGATCTAGGCACAGATGTATCAGGCTGTCCACTACTGTTCTTTTGTGCGTAATTTGGATCTTGTGAATAGTATCTAAAATATGCTTCCCAAAGTAGTGTTGTTAATCCTGCCATATCATCATGGAATGACATTTGTATTGGTTCATATCTAATTCTAGTTTGTACTAGTTTTTTTCTATTGTACTGATTCTTTTCTTCAACTTCTGCGTTGAATCTTGGCATATCAACACTATCAACTAGTAAATTAAATTCACGTTTGTTTAGTAAATTTTGTACTGTTATTCCTAGTGAAGCAAGTGCTTTTTGATTAACATCAAACACTACATGATATAAAAATTTGGTTTTTGGAGCCAAACGCATATTATTGCGGATGTATAATGCATCAGCATGTGCGAAGTCTGCCAGTGTACCGGCTCTACTGTTATTATCGAAAAATCCACTAAACTTTGACATATAGTATTTATCTCTAGGTATTAAGTGCGTATATAAACAAAAAAGGAGCCTGAGGCTCCTTTATGTTAATGGCAATCTTAGTTATTATTAACCAGTTGCTGTTGTACCTGCGTTGCTGGTTGAACGTTTTTGTTTTACGCCGTTGATGCCTACACCAACACCTAACTGTACAGCGTTATCATACTGCATTGTTAGCGATACTGTTGCAGCATCGTTGTTTGCATACGCTAGTGCGCCATATTCTACGTTTGTTAGCATACAACCGTATAGTTCCCAAGTTTCTAATACACCTGGTGTGTTTGTACCGTTACCACCGTCTAGTATTTCAATACGTTCTACGAACTTGTAATCAATACCAGATGCAGCACTTGCTTGCTCAAAGAAGTCGAATTGCTTCTGTAGCTGTTCACCAACCATTTTTTGTACACTACCGTTTACATCATCACGTAATGTAAGTGTTACAGTGTTCCAAGTGTGTTTACCTGCTAGGTATACTTTTGAGTTATATACTGGTAATTCAATTGGATCAAAAGACACTGTTGGTCTTGCTGCATCAATAACCTGCTTTGTTAGTTCTTGTGTTTCTTTTGACACACCAAAGTTTTCTAGTGTTACACGGAAACGATATTGTAGTTTCGGCATTAGCAAACCTTGTGAGCTTGAGCTGCTATCGTTTGCTAATGGAACTGTTAAATTTAGTAGAGTTGAGATTGCCATCTATTTGTTTCTCCTTAATACACAAGTATTTATCTAATTAGGGCCGACTTTTGTCGACCCCAATTTTTATAGACCTGCTATCTCTCCTGTGTTTTTCAAGCGTAGCGGAATGTAAATAAATTCTACTGCTTTTACTGGTTCAATTGCAATATCTACATACAACTCATTTCTATCAATTCTAGCTGGTGTGTTGTTTGTTTCATCACATACAACTAGGAAGTCATAAAGTGCTCTTAGTCCAACTAGTTCAACCATCAAGCTCTCAACTTGCTGTTTGATTTCATCACGTGTGATTTTATCATTTGGTTCAAACAAGTATGGTTTTGCTAGGCTGTTTAGCTGGCTGCGTAGATACACAACTAGTCTTGCTACGTTTACTCTGTCTAGCGCACTTGCATTTCTTGCACGAGTCTTTTGACCAAACACTGTTATACCTGCTCCTGTTAGGAATGTGATTGGGTTAACATTGTTTGCATATAGTGTGTCTCTTTGACCTTCATTAAGTGCAATGCTTGTAAATTCGCCTTCACTGTTGATATAACCTGTTGCTGTAGCGTTGGTTACGCCACCACGTCTTGTACCTGCTGGTGCAAACCATGGATATGCAACTTGGTCATTTAGTGCAATAGTACGTAGTACCATGTGGCTTGGTGGAACAACAATGTTGTTTCCTGCATTATCACTTGTGAAACCACTTGGATAGTAAACGCCCAAGTATTCGTCACTTGTAACCAATCCATCGTCGTTGTCTTCAACTGCAAGTTCTTGGTTAGTTGTGTAGTTCAGCAATGATGTTGCATCACTTGGTAGTCTAAATGGTGTATCACCTACAACAAATGCTGTTAAGCCTCTGTCATAGTTTAGTGTTACCATTTCACCAATTAGTTCTGGATAACCTGGAGTTGCAATCAAGTTAAACAATCTTGTTTCGTTGTCACGAATATCTTCGTTACTGTTCATCAATGATTGTAGTGCTTGTACAACAACTTTACGCTGTGCTTTACGTCCAAAGCTACCCGAGCCATCTGCTTCGTTAGCTGATTCAGTTACCCAACGGTGTGGATAGTAACTTGACATACTTGCATCGCCCATACGTGGGTTATCACCATTTACATCAATATAGTTACGTTCAAAACGTTTTACGTTAAATCCGCTTCTACGTAGGTTCCATAGTAGCATACCTTTTGGATATAGTGCTGGATCTGGTGCATCTGGATCTAGATAATTGCTTACTAGTAGATCTGTAATATCACCTGCTTCGTCGCTGTTAGCACCGCTTGTGTTATAACGTGCATCTGCAAACAACATACCATTTTCAGTTGTTTGATCTGTAGTATCAACTTCTACCCAAGGATTGCTTCCTGCTGCTGCTAGGATTGCATTGTATACATATACACGAGGATAGTTTTCTAAATCAGCTGTGCTAATCCAAATATCACCTGTTACAAGCGGCGAAGTATCTGATTGTTCAGTAGGCTCACTTGCACTTACAATAGGACCTGCTGGGTCTGTACCGTTTGCATAGTATGGTGCAGTTGCATCTTGATATCCAACCCATGTTGTGCCGTTGTGTACCATAATATCAACTTCGTCAATGATACTGCTGTACCATAGTGCTCCGTTAGCTGCAATAGCAGTAGGTGCATCATCGCTTGCTGTGTAAACCAATGGCTTCCAGTTTGAAATTCTGTACTGGTCTCCACCTTCTGCATAGAAGTTTGCAGTTGGTGTACCACCACTTGCTGTTATACCAATAGCGTTTAGCAATCCACCTGCATCTACAACAACAATATCACCGCCAATTCTGTGTGATATTTTTACTCTGTTGCCGCTGTCAACACTTGCTACAACATTTGTAAGTCCTGCTGCGTTAATTGCATTTGCAATCACGTCTGCATCTGTTGCTGCGCCTGTTGCTACAACACTTATTGTTACTGCTGAAGTTAAGTTTGCATTGCCTTTTAGTGTTTCTTGTACAAACAATGTGTATGTACCTCCTGCAACAGTACCTGCTTCAACTTTAGCACTGGTTACATCTGTTGCACCTGTTAATGCTCTTGAATACAGTTGGAAATCTGCTACCGGATAATCTGAAATGTTGTCTAGATTTGTTTCAACATATACAGCACCTTGTGCTAGGTTTGCACCGCCACCTGATGCATCAAGTGCTGCAAGAGCTGCTTGATTATCAGATGCTAGTGGAGCATCGTAGCTATCCCATGTTTCTGTAGTTGCATTCCATGCTTTAACTCTCCAACGTGCGCCTGCATTTGGTTCAGTTGTTTTAACCCACATACTACCAGTTGGTCTGCCGTTGATTGTACCTGTGTTATCTGCTCTTTTGAAACTCGGTACTTGTGTGTGCTTGTCTATTGTTAAATCTGGTGCCATGTATGTACCAGCTGCAATACCTGCCCACTGTAGTGGTGTACCTGTTCCGTCAGCTAGTGTAAAGTCATCGTGTAAACCATCTGAGTAAAGATGAACTACACCTGCTTCTAATGTTGCGTAAATACCGCTTGGGTTAGCTGCTGTGTTAATATCAGTAACCATATCTGCTAGACTATCGTTAGCACCTGTTAATGTAACTGTAATATTTGCACTATCTGTTAGTCCAATTTCAAACTGTTGGTTTTGTGCTAGTCCAACACCGTTTGCAGTTGAAGATACCATTGGCCAGCTTAGTTTCCATTCTTCGCTACCAACTTGTACCCAAGTACCAGATGCAATACCTGCTGCGCTGTTTCCGCTTGATTTATACCATAGTCTAATTACGTTGCTTACTGCAACCATAGCGTATTCACCAATTGCTCCAACACTACCTTTAGGTGCATATGGCGAAGAACCTGAAGTTTGTGTTGAGTCAGTAATAACAATAGGAGATTTGTTTGTGAATGTTTGTCCGCCTGTTGTGCTTATTGCTGCACTATTCCACTCAAAAATACCCCATGTAGTTGATTGAGTGTCTAACCAGTAAGTACCGTTTGCTGGATTGTCTGCTGTTGCTGTAGCACTTGCATTGATAGCATTTAGGTCAATATCAGCACGTACAACAAACGCTCTATTGCTTACACCTAGATATGAATATGCCGCTTGTAATCCATATTCGTTTTGCTCGCCGCCGTTGATCGGATTGTTGTTAGCGTCAGTCTTAAATTCTGGATCGCCAAATGTTTCAACAAGATCACGCTGCGATGTGAGCAAGTATACTTTACCAGCATTTGCTGCTAGTGTGCCTGGTGCAATGCCTGTTCCTGCACCGTTAGTTTTATTTTCCGCTGTTGCGACAAATATAATTGGTGTTGTTCCTGGTTCAGCTGGAGTGTAAAAACTCTCGTCAATTACCGAAACCTGGACGCCTGGTGATACTAATGCCATTTTAATTTTCTCCTATGGATCATCTGTTATAGTATTATTTAGCTGATCTTAGGAAAAAATACGGTTTTAAGCCGTTATGTGCGTGTTTTACTGTGTAAATAGCTCATTAAATCTTTGATCCAAAATTCTAAATCATTTAATGTGCCATTGTTATCAATATGATAATCTGCCATCCAAGGCTTCAAACTCATTGACTCTTCTGATTCAGGAGGCAAATAATCACTACGGTCTACCCAAATTGCATAATCAAAAACACCGGTATTACGCATAGCAAAATATTCTCTTTTGTTACGTAAGCCACAATAGATATCATGCTCTTGAAATATAGCTCTACCTAGTTTTGCAGCATCTGGTTGATTGTAATCGCAAATAGCATTATACCATTCTGCTCGATGATTGTGTCTATCAGCGTAACATTCTTCTTCATCGTTGTAATTGTATTTCTTTTTTAACATATCATAGATAAACAGTTTGGAGCAGAACTTGCTGCTGCTTTCAAAACTATATCCATATTTGTCTCTAAGTATTTCGCAGACAGTATCTTTACCGTGCCTGCCATGACCGATTACCAACAGTTTCTTTTTATGCATAAGTGTATACTATAATAAAATACACAAGTTGTCAACCATTTATAAATTCTACAACTTTTTGTTTTGTATGTTTTGCAAATTCTTCTGTGGATTTTCTGTTTGGATGATTTCCACAAAACAAATTATCTTGTTCCATTTGTTTCCAGTATGGCCATTGATTATAAACATAATCTACTACTTGTACCGATGGTTTTATTTCTGTATATTCTAAAATCATATTGTTAGCAACTTCTACACCCCAACCATGTTGTACACTATTGCACATAAATTTTTGCCAACTTTGTTCTAACATAAAAATGTTGTTAAAATTTAATGTTTCTTTGAAAACATCACTGTGTGATCCAATTAACCCAATAGGAATATCTAACATTAATATTTCTTTTAATTCTTTTTCTGCTAAATTGCATCTAAAATCATAAGGATCTTTGCAAGTTAGAAATCTAATACATTGCTTAGTATCGTGATAGGATTGTTTTTTATATCTGCTGCCTTGTCTTATGCTTACCAATGGTTCGCAATAAATCCAAATAATTTTATCTATTTTTTTGTTTATTTTTTTGATTCTACGCAAACAACTAATATTACTTGATCCACGTAAACTACTGTTTACCAAATCAAGATTCCATTCTTTTAATAAATTTGTATAATTGTTCCAATCACCACCAGGAACGTCATAGCTTAACGCTGCCCAACTTGGTCCTGTATAAAGTATCATTATCCTATAAGGAAACCGTAACCTGTTCCGCCAGCAACAGCCATTGCTAGATCGTTCTCTAGTTTTTCCATTTCAGCTTGTGCTTCAGCTTTTAGTGTATCACCATTCAATGTAGTACCACCGCCTGGTCCAACAATGGTGCTAAATTTACTACGTGCTTCACCTAACATATATTTACAACTTGCAAGTGTATAATCTTTTAGCCATTGCAATGCTTTGTAATCTTCTAGTAATTCCATGTCAGGTCTATAATTGTAGCAAAACAACAGTACTTCTTCATCTGCTCTAGGACGTTGTAATATAGTTAATTTTTTGTTTGTTGGGTTCCATTTGAACTCCATAAAACTACCAAACATTCTACCAACTAATTCTTGCTGCTGTGCAAAGAAATCATAAGTTGCAAGACCACCAATACCACTGCCTGCCAGCAAATAGGTGTTTGTATATGCTAAATTAAATGGCTCAAACAAACTTCCGCCATCTGCGCTGCCACCTAGTCTACTTCCAACGCTTCTACGATATATTTTTCTTACTTCAATAATTTCATGAGGTAATGTGTATACGTTTTGGTCTTCGCTAAGTTGAATAGTAACATAACTTTCTTCAACACTGTTTTCACTACGTTGTCTATATTTTGTCAACGCTTTTGTTAATGCAGTTTCATAGTGCATAGGATCTAGTTCAACGTCAACCATGCCACCACCTAAAAAGGTGT